TAAGTGTTGCCATTATATTGCTTTATTTGTTGATCTAAATGTTTCGACACCAGAAACCTTCACTGCCCTCAGTTTAGGTCTACCAGTGACTCTTGTTATTTCTATATCGAGTCCATATGCTCTCTTGTTACCTATTCTACCACGAATGGCAACATCTTCTTCAGCCGCTAAGTTAGAGCCTCCGTTCAAAGATTTTAAACTATTTAAGTTAATATTTTCTTCATCAATGTTTTCTGTATTTGCTACTATAGAAAAATCAGTCGGATAAGTTACACCGGACTCAGCGTGTATCTCGAAGTCATTCCATTTCTTTCTGTCTATGCTTCCTATTGTAAATTGACGTGTTCTAGCCTTTGCATCAACTTCTACTGCTGTAGCTGTCTCTTGACCTAATGTAGAAATAATAGCATCTTGTCCGCTTTCATTTACATCTAGCTGGTGTATACCTCCTTGTTTATTTATAGCGTACACTGCTCTGTTTGTTCCTTTACCGGCTACAATCAAATCCAATATATCAAAAGTTGTAGTTCCATTTCCGTAAGTATCAATAGATTCCCATTGTTTATTTAAGAAGTTATATATAATAACAGCATTGTTTTCTATCGCATCGTCTAATGCAACCGCTAAATAATAACGATTATCAAAGTAAGCCGATACAGCCTTATCCGCGTGAGCTTTGTTTATGCGTTGTATGGTTTTATTTATACTTTCACTAAGTGGTAAAGCAGTACCTCTAAGATTGTACTCATCTACGAAGGATATACCATAAACACCATTGTCAGATAAGAATAAAATCTCGGATCCTATCTGTTCTATACTTCCGCGAGCTATACATCCGACTTCATCTGTCACTTGTTTTACAGTAGAGGATACTAGATTTACGGTGTTATTTACAGTGTGTATACTATTTCTGTTAAATATAATTAATTGATCATTAGCAAAGGATTGAAACCCTACTACAAAGTCTGCACCACCAGCATTAAAACGAAACTGAGAAAATATTTGATCGAATGTATCNGAATCTAATATATCAGATATAAGCACTTCGTCTTTAATGTTGCGATCTGTAATTGTCGCACTTCCAGATGACCCAGTAATCTCAAAGTTATAAGGTACTACTAATCTTTTATTGTGGTAAGCACCAAAGTTAGGAGCTGGAGAGTGCGTGAACCCTAGACCTTCTGATATAGGTAGAGTAACGTGCATCGATTTATTAGTATCATCTGCTTTATCTGTAATAAATGTAAATGTAGTACTAGTTAAAACTTCAGATACGGTAACAATATCTCCTACTGTAAATCCAGATGACTCAACGGTAACCACCTTTAAGTCAGTTCCGTTTTTTAATGAAGAAGTGCTAGAAACTGTAGCAGTCGCTATACCATCAGCGTAATCCAAATCCGTTATATCTAATTCTAGTCTTTGCGTAAAAGAACCGTTAGGAACTAATAAGAAAGTTGGACTTACTTTAGCATCTGATAGTGTTGTCGCAGATGATCCACTACCAGTTGCGGTGTAAGTAAAAGTTGTGGCTCCGGTTCTAGTTATTTGGTACTGACCTATATAAGTTTCTGTAGCAGTGACTCCACTGATATCTACTGAGTCCCCAGTTTGTAATCCGTGATTACCAAAGGTGGTAATTGTTCTAGTTGTACCACTGCTACTAGCGGCACTAATTGTAAAAGGAGAAAAGAACTTATCATTTTCTAAAGATATTTGACCACCTCTAAATATAATTACTTTATTAAATACTTGTAGAATAGATGAATCCTCTGGTATTGTTTCTCCAGATTTTAGTGGCATATCGAAGGACTCTAGTGTACTTGTGTTAAATGCGACAACCTTTGCATTAGAAGCAAGTAATATATATTCTTCTTCAGTGGTCTCATTTGGGTCACTGAACTTACATCCGCAAGTTACTTCCGATACCGCGGAGTCATTTAGTATTACTGCACCAGCACAAGGTAAAAACTTTGGAGGTGTTCCAGTTGTAAGTTCTTGAGGAGTAAATGAAAATCGTTCTTTACCGTGATTGTAAACAAGAGTTCCAGTAGGGGTTGCAGCCAATCCACTTACCACTACATCAAAAGAATTAGTACTAACGTTTGATATAAATCTATCTCCGTTAGGATTTGTACCGGATGACACACTTAATCCGCTTATTGTAATCGGTGTTCTGTTTGATAATCCGTGATTAGTTTCATTGATAGTTAGTGTGGTACTAGATCTACTATAAGAGTCTGCGGTAACATCTGTACCTCCGGTAGCTGTCATATTAGAACCATTTGTAATTGTTAGAGTTGGGGCACTAGTTATACCTTCAACTGCGTACTTAATTGTGTTACCAGTAGTATCAGTAATTGTAGTTTGGGTTCCATTTACATTTGCTACGGTTCCTCCGCCTCCACTGATTGTTATATCGTTTACTTCTATTGTGTCCCCTACAGCTAAATTATGATTTTGGGCTACTGTTATTATAACAGCATCGCCACTTACAGCTGCGTCTAATCCACTTACAGTAAACTGTAATGTATCATTAGATGTGTTTCCAGTTGTAGTAATTGCTGTAACGGATTGTGTAGTATTAACTGCACCAGATCCACCAGTTCCAGAATATGTAGCACCGGATACTACAATATTAGTTCCTACTATTATTTCAGTCATAGTAGAAAAGTTAACATTTTTAAATTGTATTTGTGCAGTTGTGGTTGACCCAACTCTAGTAGCTATTCCCTCTTGATGTACTGAACCAGTAGTTAAAGTTATAGTTCCATCCGAACCGTCACTTGCCGCTGACGCTGTTAAAATACTATGAGATAAAAGAGTTACGGTACCAGCTGTAACCTCATCCTCTGTAGGTAATCTTAGAGCTGTACCACTAACCGCAAAAGGAGATAGTCTATTCTGTACGCCTTTACGAGACTGCCACTGACCATTTAAATCTAGTCTAGCGTTTTCACTCTTTTGTAGAAGACCACTTTGGATTTGATCCGGTCGTAATCTATCATTGAAGCCCTTGAATCCTAGTTCTTGTTCTTCTAGCTTTCTATCGTCACCGGCTTTGTATGTATCGTATCTAGACATTTAGCAACCCCAAGCTCTCCTTGACCAATAGTTAGCGGACATCTTTCCTTTGCCGCCCTTGATGCCAGCACTACGAGCACAATAGCTTTTCTTACGAGCTGGTATATTTTTTTTGATTTTCATATTCGCATCTCCGAAACGAATAATCTTTTCTTTACCACCTTCACAAGCTTTCACTACAAACTTCTTACCGCCTTGAACATCTCGGCGAGGTACGTTGCACTTCATCTTCTTTTTATTTAAACTCATTTCTTGGTTCTTACTTTTGCTTTTGGGGTATTTGCTACAAATTGTTTTCCCTTTGCTCCGCCAGCTTTTTTCTTGCGAGCTGTAGCCGCTCTTTCAGATTTACTGAGGCTCTTCGCTTTAGCCATAGGAAGACATCTGTCTGGTCGCTTCTTATTCTTTGAGGTTCCACAAGGTCCTTGGATTGATCCGTCAATTCCGATTCGTACCCAGTTTTGTTCTCTCCACTTTTTNAGCTCACCCATTACTTTCCTACTTTTTTAATTGCTTTAGTATGAGCTTGTGTAAACGTAGAACCCTCTTTAATAAGTTTACGCATAAAGTTCATATGCTTTGCACTGTGATGAACCGAATGTTCTTTCATAGCTTTCTTTTGCCTTTTTGTTAATTCAGCCATTACTTCTTCTTTTTACGTTTAGCTCCCTTTGCATAATTGGGATCTTTACAATATTTACTAGCCGCCATATTAGCATAAGCGGATGGGTACTTATCAAAAGTTCTACGAGCCCAAGCTATACCAGCTGGGCAGATTTTGTTACCTTTTCTTTTTGGTGCCATTTTTGACTAATGATTTTAATAATTTAGCTTGTCCGGCGTGTGCCTTACTAGCTTGTTCTAGCTTTCTAGCTACGCTTAGTATTTTTCTTTTCACCTCTAAGGACCTCCAAATCCGCTGCGGTTATTTTATCTCTAGGAACTGCTATTCTAGCTAGTTTCTTTTGCTTTGCACTGTATTTTTCAAATGGCATTATACTTTCCTTCTGTTATAATTTGGTAACTTACGTCTGCTTTGTTCAGCTTCCATTTCGGCGGCACAAGCTGGGCAACACGCACCTTTCTTGTCCTTTTTACCGAGGACTACAACTGACATCATTCGACCGTGCATTACTTCTTTTTGGGTTTCATTTTTGTTATTCTAGCTTTTGTCATTTTAGTAGGTTTTTTCTTGTACGATCCGTATGCCATAGTTATTTC